CTTTTACTTCTTGGCTTTTTGCTTTTTTTCAGTATTGCCTCCCATTTGTTCAGCAAGTATTTCCATAGCTTTTCCAATAGAATCATAATCATTATCAATTAAATCAGCTAAATCATCAATACTTATTTCACACTTTTGTTTTGCAGCTCTATAACCATCCTCAACACCACAATAAATTAAAGTTAAAGCATTATCTAAAGTCATATTAATACCAAGTTTATCTAAATCTTGCAATGTTGTATTTGTCTTTGTGCTGTATTTTCTTAAAGCATTAAAACCAAATTTTATTGGATATTTTTTTTTATTTATTTCTATAAAAGTATAATTCATTTTTTTTTGTTTAGTTTAAAAGGATCATAGCAAAGGCACTAAACAAAATTTAGAGCCTAAGCTAATCACCTAAGTTTTACACCTCAGTTCTTGACAAAGGACCAGTTCCCTCTATACTGAATGAATATGTTGCAGTATCTTCTGTTCCACCAGTTAAGCTCATTGATGTTATATAGCCTTGACCAGTATAATAATTATCATCAGTTGTTTGATTATCTCCAAACATAAATGTTACTGGCTGTCTATTTAATAATACATTTGCATCTATTAAGTCATCAGCTCCATCAGTAATGTCAGCCCCACTTCCATTTGTCCAAGCGTAAGCTCCATCTACGTCTAAAGAGTAATCTCTCAACCCTTCTAATACTTCTTTAAATCCACCAGATTCTTTGTTTGTAATTTCTCTCGGTGAATGATTTATGTTTAATGTGCAATTTTGAGCAAATGCAATTAGATTAGTTTGCCCACTATTTCCACTATAAACTTTTAATTCTGTTCCATTTAAAATAGCCATTTTCTTTTATTTTTTATATTAATTAATTATTTTCTTCAGCAACTTTTTCTTTTGCCTTTTTTTCTTTTTTCTCTTTTAAATAACCATTATCTTTTAAAAAAGCAATAGTTTCTTCATTCTTTATTTCCATTTCAGTTCCAGCCATTATTACTTGACCAGCATACCTCCAATTTTTTTTCAATTTTATTTTCATAATTTATTTATTTAACTTGTCGGATTAATTTGTCTAATCTCAAAATCTAAAGCTTTTCTGTAAATACCAGCATCACCGCTAGTATCGTCAAATATATCATTGTAACTTTGAAATTGACTTGATTGTATTTGTTCACCTCCATAAGTTCCTTCATTTATTCTATCCATTGCAACTCTAATTTTTTGAGCTAAATCAGATGCTTGTGAATATGTTTCACTATAACAAGAAATCATAACATCATTTGTGTCTAATGTTGATGGTCCATCTTTTGTGTCATTAGGATCAACACCAGTAACATCATAAATTATAAAAGGAAATGTAGTTGTTTGTGGAGCTACGTTTGGAAAAATCCTAGTAGCAACCAAAGCACTTACATCACTATCATTAGCCAAAATATTATATATTGATTTTCCTATTTGCATATTATGAATATCCTAGTGTTCCAAATTTAGCTAATTTTTTACTTTCTCTCAACATAACTTTTCTTGCATCAATTAACATATTAGTCATCAACATTCTTTTTGTTTTTTCATATGCTGGTTTTATAAATGGTTTTGCTGGTCCCCACTTATATGTTGGACTTTGTGCATCTCTACCCATTTCAATCCATGCTCCATAAAATCCATTTTTTCCTATACCTCTAAATGCTCCTTTGGCTCTAAGTCCAACATAACCTCCTCCAACTCTTCTTGTTGCAGTTGTTGTTATAAATCCAACTGACTTTTCTAATTGTTCTGAGCCAGTAGTTCCTTTTTTAAATTTCGTTCCACTTAAATTTGACTTTATTTCATTTATTAAAGGCTTTGCATTTTCTCTAAATATTCTAGTCATGTTTCTTGGTGTATTTAATTGTTTTGGAAAATCTTGAAAAAATTTTTCTAATTCTTTCATACCAATAACATTGACACCAACACGATTCATTGTTCCAGTTGTTCCAGCTAATCCAGCCGCTTTGCTTCTATGTCTATGTCCAAAAGAAAACCCCATTAATCTTTATTTTCACAAATTATTTCTAAAAAAGCAGTCCTTCCATCTATCTGATTAATTACTTTTGGAAAATAATATTTCCCATCATAAGTTAATCTTGATTGTAAACTTAAATTGCTCATGTCTAAATTTCTAATATAAATGTGCAACCTTGTCATTCCAGTTATTTTACTTGATTCATCTGTTTTCTCACTACCTCCTTTCCATTCTATTGCAGCCCATACTGTACGAAAAGATTCATAAGCTCTTTCAAGTTCACCATATGAGTTTCTTGATACAGTTACATTTTCAATAATAACTCTCCTATCTAATTCGCCTATTGTCATCCTACTATCTGTACTTTATATGTATCAAGCAACCATTTAACATTTTGTGGAAGCTCAGTTGCTATACGCCCTATCACCACACTATTTCTATTTTGATAGAAATTCCCTATTGTTAATAGGATAGCTTGTTTTATTATTTCTGGAACATCACTTGCAGCACTTCCATATCCAACTGTGTATCTTACTCTAACAGCATCATTTCTTTTAGTAAAAGCTGGATAACTTTGACCATCAGCTAATTGTATTTGTGCTGGTTCATATCTTACTTGTGCATCATAAATAGTATCACTTAATGTTTGCAAAGTATTATTGCTGTCATAATATTTAACAAAAGAAATAACACTAACCTTGCTTTTAAATAAAGTTTCTAATTCAGCAAAACTACTAGCATATTGTTCAATAACAGTATCAATAAAAAACCTATTAGTATATTCCTCACTTAATTGTGTTGCAGCTTTGATAATAGATTCAATGTAAGTATTATCCGCACTTGTATCAATTTTAAGATGACTCTTAGCCTCTGTTAAACTTACTGGATAAGTTGTTGCCGCTGTTATTACTTGATATGTTTTCATATTATTTAGTTATAAAAAAAGGGATGATGGTAAGTCCACCACCCCTTTTCTGAATTAAGTATTAATACTAAGCCTCCAAGTTTTTGTGGAAAGTTGAAGATTGTACAGCTCCAGCATCTACTAGAGATGTTAGTACATATCTTGGCTCACCAGTTCCAGCTCCAGAGTAAATGTCATAGATAACATCTAAACCACCAAACTGTGCAATGTGTACTTTAGAAAAATCTCCAAATAAAGCAGCAGTTTTTGAAGCAGTTCCACCAGAGTTTAAGTTTGATGTTATAAATGAGAAATATCCATTTAATCTCTTATCAGCATTGTCATATAATGCAGAAACAGAAGCAACTTGAGCTAATGATTTTACATCAGCATAAGCAGCTGGATTTAGAATGTATGCCATTCTTGACCCTTCTAAATTAACGTCAGCCGCTAAAGTATCTGTTTCCATTTTCTCAACGTTAGCAACAGAAATTGCAGATGTAGCAGAAGATGTAGCATCTAAAAATAAAGATGTTGGAGCATTTGAAACGTCAGCGTTTCCTAAAAATGCAGATTCCATTGTTGAAGCAACTGATTGAGCCATGTTTCTTCTTAATGCAGCTTCAATAGATGCGTTTTGCATTACAGCCTCAGCTGATACGTTTACAATAGAGATACATTTCTTTGGGCTTAAAGTTAAAGATGTTGCAGTTCCATTTGCATTTGGAGCAGAGCCTCCAGTTTCAGCAACGAATCCAGAATTAATTGATGAAAATACTGGGAATTTCATGTTGTTAACTCCAGAATAAAAATTAGCTCCAGCAGAAGCCATTACTAAGTTTGCTTCTAATTGGTCAGTCCATGCCATTACTTGAGTTGCATTTCCAGCATCAGTTCCAACAGCAGCTCTTGTTAATATGCTTGAAGGGATTCCAATTCCTTTGTAAGATTGACCAGTATATCTTGATTCATTTCTAGCCTCTTGATCCATTTCTTTAACAAGTCCTTCTATTCTACCAGTAGCAGCTTGAGCTAAAGCATCTTGAAAAGAGTAATCTCTTACTTCTTTTTCTACTTTATTACTAGTAACTCCAGAAACAA